CAATAGGTTGTTTGGCGTTGGCTCTGGTGCAAACCGCAACACACTTTACGCCTCGGACATCTTAGATCCTTCCGTGTGGGATTTGACAAACAGCGTGGTAGTTAACGGCGATGATGGTGATGAAATTACCGCTATTGTGCCTTACTTTGAAAATCGTATTATTGTATTCAAGCGGCGCAGGATATTCCAAATTACAATCCCGCCCGACATGACCAGTGCGGCTGATTGGACCATATCGATCATTTCCAATAATATCGGGTGTGTGGCGGGGGCATCAGCCATTCAAGTTAACAGCGACATATTCTTTCTGTCTGACGATGGCATTAGGTCGCTCATTCGGTCTGCTTCGGACGACTTTACCTCAGTCGGCTTGCCTATCTCGGAAGTCGTTAAGGACGTAATCCAAGAAATCAATACAGCGCAGATTGGCATTAGCACTGCGGCTTACTACGACAATAGGTATCTACTAGCCGTACCTACAGGCTCCAATAACTTTAACGATACGATCTTGGTCTATAACACCATCTTGAGTGCGTTTGAGGGAACTTGGACACCGAAGGTAATGCAGTTTGCCTTGACCAATTTTCAAAGCGAAGGCTTGCGGTTAATGATGAAATTGACCACCGGCCAGATTAACAAGTACAGCGGATACAAGACACCAGCTCAAACTACGTCAGCAGATTATGTGGATTTTGGCATACAATCCAACGGGACAAGCGTTGGCACGTTTGATTTTAGCTCGTCTGTCCGTACCCGCGATATGGATTTTGGCGATCCATTTGCTCAAAAACATGGTAGCAATTTCGAGATCATCTTTGATGATTCGTTTTCTAGCAATGCTACTATTGCCATTCAGCGGGACAGCGATGTTGGCGATGTGGAAGTGCAACCCAACCTAAACATTGCCAGCACCGTGTTGGTACTGCCATTTGTCCTGCCAGCCGTTTTGCCTACTTCGGTCAAGAAACGCATTGCTTCCGATCTGCGCAAGTACGAGAAGTGGCGGTTAATCAACATCAGTGTTACCTCTGAGGCAAACAAGATGGCGGTTAGGCAGATTACCGCAGCCGCCAACCCCGATACCATTGAGGTGCAAAAGACGATATGACGGCTGTTGAGTACATTGAGGAGAGTGGCGTGCCGGAGTCTATGTGGCCTAACCTGGCTGAGTGGTACGGCTGGTTTGAGAAGCAGGGTATGGTTGGGGTGGTTAAGGATGGGGAGGAGATAGCGGGCGTGGCTCTGGCTAGGTGTCTAAAGGATGGGCAAGAGCCTAAGCATTATGAGCATACTGAAGATGGTGAGAATGTGTTTGTGGATTTGACTATCTCCTCAAAGGGTGCTAAATCATTGAATTGCTTGCTGTTGTTGCTTTGGCAACGCTTCGGTCCTCGCAAGCGGATCACCTTTAATCGTTCTGGAAAACCAAGGAGTTATTGTTATATGACATTTATGCGAAAGGCTAGGGTTTAACACCATGGGTGGATCACCTTCTATTCCCGCACCGCCCCCTCCGCCCGATCCGAATGCGGTGGCGCAGGCTAATGCTGCTGCGTACAGAACGAACATTGATACCTACATCGAGAAAGCCCCAGCGATGGCAGAGCTTGAGAATAAGCTTCGTATCCAATATATGCCTCAACAGCGTGGTTTGGAACGCCAGCTATCAGCCCTAGACCAGCAAGCTGGAGTGCAGGCTGGGATGCAGCTAGAACGCCAATACGGACCACAGCGTACCCTAGAATCGCTCCGCAGGCAGTATGAGACAAGCCCACAAGCTTATGCCTTGAACCGTGGATTAGGCGATCAGATGACACGCCAGTTCGAGCGTTTGTATGGCACATCACCTTATGCCTCAGTTGAGCAGAATGTGGCGTTTAACCGCCAGCCAGGACCAGTTGATTTCTATGGCACAATTGGCACGAACATTGGTAGTCCAGAGCTAAAGGCGTAATATGGCAATTTATATCAATACGCCACGATATTCTGTTGACGAAAATGGCGAGATAGTGACTGAAAATGCTCGCACAAGAATAGACAGAAACTTTGAAAATGAAAAGCTTGCTTACGAGGCTGCGTCACAAAGAAGCTATCAAGATGCAATTAGAAAAAGCAATGACATAAAAATAAAAAACCTTCAAGACACCTACGAAAAGCGGCTTGCCGATGTCACTAGCCAAGAAAATACTCGCAACTCTCTTGCCTCACAAATTCAAGCATTAACTGCTGGAGGCATGGGAATGCAGAATCAAAACGCTGGCCCACAATTCAACCAAGCTCTATCCCAACTTTCTGCTGGGCGTAACTACGGATCGTCTGATCTTGGCTCAATGCTAAACTTCCAAGTATCCGACCAGCAGATTGTTGACGATTACAACAACTCAAAGCTATCCCGCCTCAACAGCGTAATCGAGCGCGGCAACACGCAGATTGCTGGGATTCAAGAGCGTCTAAATGCGGCCAATCAGCTATTAGCTGGTTTACCCGCTGGTGACGCTCGTAGGACGGGTTCAGAAGTATTCATTAAGCAACTCAATGATGACTTAAAGAGCGTAACCAGCGCGGTAACAAGCGCGCAGGATATGCAAAAGAATTTCAAGCCAATTACGATGGATAGCCCCGAAGGGCTAAAGGAGATCACTTCGTTTAGATCCTTCGTCCAGCTACCCGAAGAGCGTGCTTCCCAACAGCTTTTCCAGATTGATCCCGACTCCTACCGCACTGCGGTTGGCTTGGGTCAGCAATATCGCCAGATGGCTACTGAGCCAATTGGTGCAACAACCACGCCAGAGACTGAGCAGATTCGTCAGACCATCGAAGACGAGGCTCTTAATCAATTACGCCTTGGCTCGACTATTGGTGCAGAAGAACGGCGTGGCTACGAGCAATCTATCCGAGCCGCACAGACTGCCCGTGGCAACGTCTTTGGCCTTGGACCGGCAGTGCAAGAAGCCTCACAGATCGGTGCGGCTGGCGAAGCCCGCAAGCTGGCACGCTACGGGGCAGCACAGAGCTTCCTTGGATCTGGCTTGTCGAGTGGTGATGCGCTCAAAGCTGACTTGGCTTTCCGTGACGCACTCCAGCGAAACAGGCTGGGTGCAGCTTCCAACTTTGTTGCTGGCGGACCTTCCATCGCCAACCTCGCTGGCGCACGCACAGCACAGCAGCAGGCTGCGATGCAGAGCTACATCCAAGCCAATCAAGCATTGCCTGGTGGATTTAATCAACAGCCTTCAACGGCTGCTAACTTCTATCAGACAACCAATCCCAATATTCCTGTTGCTCTTACTCAAGCATTTAATGATCTATACAGATCGCAGTCCAATTACCAAGCCAGTACCTATGGCGCGCAAGTTGGTGCTATTGCAAGTCAGCCAAGTGGGGCGCAACAATTCGGAGCTATTGCTTCTGGCATTGGATCGCTCGTACCAAACATAAGCATTTAAGGAGATTTATGGGAAAAATTAACCTAGATTTAGCGCAGATGTTCCCGCAAACTTTTGGGGATCAAGACGCATTGCGTAGGGCTGCAACTGCCGAACAACTCCAGAATGCTCAATTGCAAAGATACCAGCAAGAAGAGCAGATTCGCCAGCAAACACAGCAAAGGCAGGTTTTGCCATTTGAAGATTTCAAGATTGATGTTAACGGAGAGCAGATCCCATTTAAGGCACTTCCTCCAGAGCAGAAGGCTCAATGGGCAAAACAACGCCAAGTTGATTGGGAGCTAGAGCAATCAAGAAAGTTTACAAAGCACCAAGCAGATATGGCAAAAGCCGAAGTTGAGCTTGAAACAAATCTTCAAAAGAAGAGGGATATTGAAGCCTCTCAAGCTGGTGGAAATATAAAACCTGGTCCAGATTTCTTTCCTGGGGAAATGTTTGGGAAGTCATATGCCAAACAATTGAAAGATATAGAACAAGAAATGATTAAAACCGAGCAAAGGCGTAACACTGCTGGGATTCAGATGCAGGCATTACAAGATACTCAAATGCCACAAAGCTATGGGATGCCTTCGGTTGCAAAGCCTGCTGCACAGCAACCAACAGCCCAGCCATCCGCACAGCCACAAACACAGCAAGCAGTTCCTACCTATAAATCAAGAGACGAGGCAATTCAAGGCGGGGCAAAAGCTGGAGATATTGTTTATATTCCAGGTGTCGGAAAAGTAAGGATAAAATAATCCAATGGCAAGTCCCGACTTGGGGTTTGACATTATTGAGCCAGAGGTAAAAGCAGATCAGCAGGATGCTGGCTATGACGTAATTGAGCCAGAAAAAGCTCAACCAACGCCATCGGAATCATTTGAAGTAATTGAACCAGACAAGCAATACTTGTCTCAAATCAAGCGCGACTACGTTTCTCAAGGTGGCAATCCGCTGGACGTTTACGCACCAGAGCGTGCTGATTTATTTACAAATGAATTAAATAAGAATCTTCAGTCTGGATTGTCGCAACAAGAGGCCATACTCAAAGCAACCGACACGCTGGAAGCTTTACCACCAGAAACAAGGCCAGATGGGTCTATATCTGCAGGATACGCTCCAACCGAAGAGGCAATCCAAAAGGGGATGATCCAACCAGCAGCGTTGCCAGCCGTCAGAAAGGCGATGGATGAAGGCGTGCTTACCGTATCTTCTGGATTTGATAAAGATAAAGGCGTTGGATTTGCTGTTGGGAAGGCAAAAGATGGGCGAGTTGTTCGCATTGAGGAAAAGCCACCAACACTTGTTGGGGCATCGTTAAGGTCGGTTGGGGAGCAGATCATACCTGGAGCTAGTGCAGTTGCCGGATCAATTCTTGGTGGAGTTGCTGGCGCGCCAGCGGGGCCAGTCGGGATACTTGCGGGGGGATTGGCTGGTGGTGCTGCTGGATATAAAGCAGGCGAAATGGGGCAAGCTGGACTTGCGAGAATCTTGGCTGGTGAACAAGGTTACGCTGACTACCAAAGAATGCGCGAGGCTGATATTGCAATGTTCCCAATCACAACAAAGTCTCTTGAGATTGCAACACCTATGGCTGTTGGCGCAGGACTCGCAGGACCAACAAAAGCTATCGATAAATTTCAACAATTGCTACAACCCAAAGCTGTCCCGTCATTGCAGGCAAAGCCACAACCATCAGAGGTTATTGCAACTATTGAAGGCCAGCAGCCACTCCGACCAGGCGTTGTTGGAGAGGCCGGCTTTGAGTCTGGCACATTGCGGCCAGAGTTTAAGATGCCAGAAGTTCCAGAAGGATCTAAAATAGCTAGGACGGCTGAAAGGGTGTTGAAATCTGAAAAAGCACCAGAGCCATTCAAGGCAGAGGTTGCGCTTCAGCCAAGCACGGTAAGGCAGAATGTTCCTCTTGGTGCCATTAAAAGCAATCTTGAAGACCTTACGGATGATGAGCTAAATGTCATTGCGAGAAGGAGTATTACTTCGTCAGCGTATGATGATGCCGAAAGAGCAGGGGCAAATGCAATACTAGCAGCAAGGCAGATTGACGCAGACCCAGCATCTGCCGCAATCAATTGGGATGAATTTACTAAAGCAGCATCGTTGGCTGGCGTTTCCCTAAGAAATGTGCGCGAGTACCTAAATACGCCTACTGGATATTTGGCAACCATATCAAAGGCAGCGGAGGCGGCTAATAGAAATATACCCAAAGACGTAAGCGACAAGGTTCTTAGATTATTTAATGCAAGTAAAAATGCAAAAGCCGAATTGGTTAAAGCGGAAGCAAATTATAGATCAAGCTTAACCGATAAGGCTGCTGCTATTGCTGGAAACGCAAGAATTGCGGCAGCCAGCGCGGCAGCAAAACTTCAGAAATATTCAGACAGCATTTTCCCAAAGAAAATTCTCGGAGAAACACTTCCACAAGGAATACAGATTACACTGTTAAGCCCATTGTCTCTTGTAAAAAATCCAGTATTCAACGTAGCCAGAGCAGTTGGACAGATTGGCGTTAGGTCACTAGCAAACGCTGGTGATGCTGTAATAAGCTATGTAACCAAGCAACCAAGGACAATGGCGCAATCTGCACTCACAACAAGGGGCGCAATGATTCGTGGTTCTGAAAAAACCAAGGAAGCAATTCGGGCTTTTCTTGGTGAAGGCATTCCAGCTTCATCTGCTCTGGCTGGAGAAGGAGTTAAGGGATTTACTGTATTCAAATCTCTGGCTCAAGCTTTTACTGGGAAAGACATGGTTACAAATGCAAAGGGCAATATTGCTTTTATTGATCGAGTCCGAAAGCTTACTGAAGGAATAATTGGATTGTACACTGAGCCAGTAGGCAGAACATTAACTCTTGGTGACGTTCCAGCTAGAGGATTTGCAGAGGGAAGACTTCTTGCCCAACAAGCTATTTTGGCTGGCAAAACTCCAGAGGAAGTTATTGCAAGCGTAAGATTCCCAACAAAGGCAGAATTAAAGGGAATATCAAATGAGGCCGCAGAAGCCACATTTCAACAAGACACAAAACTTACAGCAGTAGTTGGTGTTGTTGCAAATGCTGTAAAAAGCATTCCAATTGTTGGGCCACTAACTAAAGCAGTTATTGCTCCATATACAAAGACACCAGTTAATGTTGTTACTGACGTTGTTGATGTTGCGGTACCAGGATTGGCTTTTACTAAAAGCGCGTATTACGCAGCTAAGGGAGACAGAAGAAAATCACTTGAAGCTGCGGCAAAGGGAATAGTTGGAACAGTAATTGGGGGTACGGCTGCTGCCCTATATCGCGCTGGCGTTATTACTGGATCTGCCTCAAAATCTGCAAAAGAGCGCGGAATTCAATACGAAACACAGCCTCCGAATACCATAAATATGTCTGGCTTAAATAGACTATTGAATGGAGAAGATCCAGCAATCCAAGCTGGAGATGAGATAAAGAGCTACGAGAATTTTGGTTATCTTGGCACAATCTTTAACGTCTATGCAAATGTACTAAGCAAGAATGAAGGCTCTGGATTGCTGGAGGATGTTCTTGATGTAACCCTTAAAGGCTTGCCGTCAGTTGCAAGCTATACTCTCAACCAAACTTTCTTAAAGAGTACAAACACTCTTCTTAATGCAATTTCAAAAGAAGATTATGACAGCTATTTAGAATCATTATACGGGACAATCTCATCAATCCCATTCCCGAACACATTGCAAGCCTTCAATAAGGCAAGCCGAGAGAATATGGTCGACCCAAAAACTGATGATAGCTTGCAACTGTTCGCCAATGTTTTGAAATCCAAGATGCCAGAGTTTGCGCGCGAGGCAATTGGCGCAGAAGAGTTGCCACTCAAAAGAGATATGTGGGGGAATCCAGTTAAACAGACCCCAGAAGGAGCGAATCCGTTTCTATACAATTTCCTTGATTTCACTAGGTCAAGAATAGTCCCAAGTGACGAATCCAATCTTGCCCTATATAGGCTATGGAAAGAAACTGGAAATGCTGATGCGTTGCCATCCGTTCCGTCAAGGAATGTTATGGACAAGAAAATTACTTACAAGCTTGATGAGAACCAGTACGCAATTTACCAAGAGTATGTCGGCCAAAGAAGAAAAGCTCTTGTAGATAATTTATTCCAGAGCGCAACATTTGATGGAATGGACCCAGATTTTAAGATTAAGGCATTAGAAAAGGCGTATGAGCGTGGTGCTGAAGATGGCAAAAGACAGTTCTTGAAATACAATAGGGATTATTTGACACCAAAGGAGAAATAAAATGGAACGCTACGAAAAGATGATGCAGGCAAACATTCCGAAGCCTAGTGTTGCTCCAGTTCAGCAGCCAATTGTACGGCAGGCACAACCAATCAATAATCAAATTGAGAGCGTCACGCCAGAACAACCTAAAACTGATCTTGGTTATGATGTTATTGAGCCAGAGGGTGTGGAAAGCGATACCTCTGGATTTGATTTAATAAATGCAGCTAAAACAACGGTAAATTGGGAAGGCCGAAGAGATAAGAAAGGCAATCTTTCGGTATATGCCTTGCCTGCTGGTGATATGGGCGGAGATTATGAGGTAGCCGGAATCAATGACCGATACCATCCAGAAGCATTCAGAAAGATTGCGGGATTGCCAGCCCAAGACAGGGAGGAAGCAGCCGCAAAATATATCAGCGAATACACAGCACCTCTCGTATCGAAGCTTCCACAAGCAATCCAGCCATTCGCCCAGGATATGGCGTTTAATAGAGGTATGGGCGGGGCAACAAAGTATCTCCAAGAGGGACTAAACTCGCTTGGAGTCAAGGTTGCAGTTGACGGAGCTATTGGGCCAAAGACGCTTGCTGCTATTGAAGGAGTAAATCCAAAGCAACTTATGATTGCAGCAAGCCAAGCGCAATTAAATGATGAAAGAGCTAGGGCTGGTGCTGACCCAAGAAGGAAGAAATTTATTGTTGGTCTTGAGAACAGAATCAATAATAGGCTTAACGCATTTGGGAGTGGTTAGTTATTCTGAATCGTCCTCAAACACATAGGTTGATCCAGCCGTTCCAGAATAATACTCCCCAACCTGCACCTTTGTTCCATTTGATCCATAATAAAGGTATCCACTCTTTGTTACAATTTCGTTCCCACCATAATAAACATCTCCACATGAGGAATAACATCCATTAGGTGTTTGCTTGAGTATGCCATTATCTACTATCAATCCATTGGATGTTATAGCTAATCCCTTGCCACCGCTAAACACGGCGTATCCAGAATCATATACTCCGCCATCAAAGTCATCCGCCATTCCCGATGCCATCAGCATCGCCATCAGTGTTATAGTTGTTATTGCTTTCATAGGAAAAAGTCTCTAGCACAAACCGAAGTCCGTCAAGCATGAAATTAACATCACGCCAAATTGGTGCAGTTGGGGTAGCTCGCGTCACCGGCGCGTTACTGCGGTGCGGGTATTCGGTGTTGTTACCCTACGAGGACTTTTCTGGTTATGACGTGGTAGCTGAGAAGAATAATAAGTTCTTCCGCATCCAAGTTAAGACCGCCCAAACCGTAGAGGCTGGACGCACCAAGTATCGCTTCAGCACCAGCAGCGGGAATGGATTTAATATCCCCAAGCGTGCTATCAGTGGCGTGGATTATGTGGCGTGCTGGGGCATGAACGATGATCTATTCTGGCTGTTGCCAATCTCTAAGTGCAAAAGCATAACAACTAAGCTTTGCCCCTCGACAGGTCAGAGTTGGCGTGTATTCCAGAACCTATGAACGAGTCGCAAGCATGGGAAAAATTTGAGGAGGCCATGCGCGATGTGCAATCATTCGATGAGGCGATGGCGTGGTTAAACAAGAATCCAGAAATACGAGAAGGACTGACCGTGTTTGAGATGATGAGAAACTTTAATAGGGACATTAGAGACGCTAATAAGTATAACCGCAATTAGGCAGTAGCACATTTTGTGTTGACGGTTTTTGGGGTGGCTGGCTAGACACTAGCCCATGGGCAAGATCAATAGCCGAGCTAAGGGAGCGCAAGGGGAGAGAGAGCTGGCGGGATACTTGCGGGAACAGGGCTGGCAGAAGGCTAGACGCACCCAGCAATACGCAGGCAACCCAGAGGGCGGTAGCGGGGATGTAGTCTGCGAGAATTTTCCATTTCATATCGAAGGCAAGCGATGCCAAGCACTCAAGCCCGAAGAGTGGATGGCGCAGGCCAAGCGGGATTGTCCTGCTGGCAAGATTCCAGCAGTGTTCTTTCGGCGCAATGGACGCAAAGAATGGCTAGTAGTTTTAACCGCTGATGATGTTTGCGAGCTGGCGCGGCAACTTGCCCCAGCCCGTGAAATAAAGATCGACTATATGCCATCGACCGATGTAAAAGGTTTTTATGTCACCAGCCCTCACGACCTAGACCAACTTACCCCCAACAACATAAACCAATAAATAAATAAGGAGAAATAACATGGCACTAACATTGAGTGAATCAGCAAAACAAGAGCGCAAACTACCCGAAGCAGGAGCTACGGTTGGGATGCTATTTAGCCTAGTTGACCTAGGAACGCAGAAGCAAACCTGGGACGGCGAAGAGAAATGGATGGGCAAAGTTCGCTTGAGCTTTGAGCTTCCAGACCAGCTAGACGAGTACGAGGTTGTCGAGAATGGCAAAACTACCAAGGTCCAAAAGCCTATGGTCGTTTCAATCGAACAGACCCGCAGCCTTGGAGAGAAAGCAAGCCTTCGCAAGCTTCTCGAACAATGGCGCGGCCAGACCTTTACTAGCAAGGAACTCCAGGCGTTCAGCTTGAAGAACCTCCTTGGCAAGCCAGCCATGCTTACCCTCATCCACAAGACGAGCCAGCAGGGCAGGCAGTATTGCGCCATTGCCGGTGCATCCAAGCTACCCAAAGGTATGAAGGCTCCAGCTAACACCACCAACGCTCAGATGTATTATGAAATCGAGCAGGGCGAGGGTGGGCAGTTTAGCGAGATGCCGGAGTGGCTACAGGATAAGATTCGCGCCAGCAAAGAGTTTGCGACGGCTGCGGGCAAGTCTACGGCCACTAAGGTCGAGCTTGACGCAGATGGCAACCAAGTTCCGTTCTAGGTTATATGGCACTTACTATTACAAGTAAGTGGGATAGCTCCTCGGCTAATTCCAGATTGGTCGCTGTTGAAAGCAGCGGCCATTGGTATGATGCCGAGGGGCGATCTGCCCACGTTATTCTAGGTAAGAATGGGAAGGAAAGAAACACAACTGTTGCTGACGCACGCAAGATGGGATTGCTCCCATCGGTCACTAGTGTGCAAGGAATTTTACATAAAGAGCAACTTGTCTCTTGGAGAATTGAACAGGCCATAATGTCTGCATTAACTCTTCCAAGAGAGGAAGGAGAGGATCTAGGTGAATATGCGAAAAGAGTCGTTAAGGATAGCAAAGAACAAACAACCAAAGCAGCGTTGCACGGAACAGCCATGCACGTTGAGTTGGAGAACATCTTGCTTGGAAGACCTGTATCCAGAGATGAAACACTTGCTCCGTACATCAAAACATTCAGCGAGTGGGCAGAAAAGAATGTCGAGAAAACCTACTGGTGCGAAAAGGGTCTTGTCGGCGCAGGCTATGCGGGAAGGTGTGATGCCTACGTCAAGCTACGCGGTATTGGTGACGCTATCATCGACCTAAAGAACCGCAAGGTTAACAAGAAGTACAACGCCCCACCCTGGTATCCAACCGATGCGCAACAACTTTGGGCATATAGAAACGCAAGCGAGAATCCTAAAGCAGCCTGCGTCTCAGTTGTTCTGGCATCCAATGATCCAGAATACATAGAGCATCATCAGTGGGACGAAGACGAACTCTACCAAGCTGGCATTGCCTTCTGCGCGATGCAGAAGGTGTGGGCCTGGGTCAAAGGATATACACCTCCTGGGATGAAGTTATGATTGACCCAGCAGATGTCTTATGGCTAGAGAAATTATTAGATCAGTTCTACTTAAACCAAATGAAGGGCAAATAAAATGAATAAAACAAAGAGGAAAAATCCAGATAGAATGCTAGTAGAATTAGCAAATTTAACTGATGCAGTTCTTACAGTTGCCGCTGCAATAGCAGTCTCAAGATATAGTGATGATGAATTAAGTGAATGCTTGAAGCATAAAGAAGAAGATGGTTTTAATCTTGGCTGTCTCAGGGGTGATGACACAAGAGAAACGGCCATTGAAGAAGTCAGAAAAAACTTTTTTTTCATGTTGGAATAAAATGACTGCACCAACAATTCAAGAGATGGGAAATGCCGCGCAGGAGATAGTCTGGCGCGTGATGGGTAGGGGATCAGAGAAGTCTGCCTACGGCGATTGGCTGGAGAAGGATAGGCCTACCCACGATTACCATATCGCCAGAGCCGTCCGGCACTTAGCCACAGCGCAGATGCAACTGCACAAGTCATCGCCTTGTCCAGATAATAACGGCGAGACGGCGGCTGACCATTTAGAGCGTGCGTTGGTTCGGTGCTTGTTTACGCTCGCACAGATAAAGAAGGAGGTTCCAAGATTATGATTATGGAAGATGTAAGTGTTGATTTTGAGTTTAATGGAGAAAAGTACACTGCGTATGGCAACGCAGAGATTGATACTATCACCGAGGATATTGGTCCAGTTGGCTATAGGGAACATTACTTTGCCGAGGTGGTCAACAATGTGACCATGTCAAAGATTGAAATCTCAACTGCTACTGAGGACATTAAGAATCCAAGCAAGGATTTGCTAGAAAAGGCTGATGATCTTTTGTCCATTCAGGCAACAGAAGATTTTGACGCTGGCAAATGAAGCTGGCGTTGTCATGGGTTCTGTATTGGCTGGGGGATGTCGTCAGCCGCACCATCCTGCGGTTAGGGATTGGCTACGGCCTATACAAGACGCTGATGCTTTGGTCGGTTGACCTAGATGACAAGTTTAATGTTTGGAAGGAAGTAAAACCAAAAAGGAGGAAACGCAAATGAAGGATCTTGGCAAAATTACTTTTGGCAAATCACGGCCTGCGCCAAAGCAAGTTCTAGTCGACGTTACCTACGACGATAAGACGGCCAAGGCTCTGCACGCCTTTGGGCTGAAGCGGTTAAAGAAAGATCAAGAGGCAGTAATTCAGTACGTCATCACGAAGGCGTTGGAGGGGTTGGTTAAAAAATGAAACGCGCTGTAGTCACGATGGCGTTTGGGACGGAGTGGGATAAGGTTCTTGCGCTCACCCAGCCCCGCATCGAGGATTTCGCCAAGCGCAACGAGATAGACTTTATCTTAATCAACCGCTCAGTAATGGACCCTAAGGACTATAACAAGTCGCTCCTTGCAAACATACTGGTGGGGCGAGGCTACGAGCAGTGCATCTACATCGACTGCGATTGTCTTGTGGCCAAAGACTGCGATGACTTTGCTAACCCCAAGGAGGAGGGTAATGACGGCTTTATTGCCTTTGATGAGGGCGATTTCCTAGACCGCAAGGAGGGCATGAAGAAGCTGGCCGCGCAGTATGGCGGGACGATTACGCCTACCTACTACTTTAATTTCGGCGTGTTTGCCATCCGGCGCAAGCACGTTGGCCTACTATCCCTACCCCCGCTGGGTACTGTACCTAACCACTTCGGTATGCAGACCTGGGCGAACATCCAAGCGCACCTCTGGGACATACCGCTGTCTGGCTTAGATCCCGCCTACAACTGCATGACCAGTGTGGAGGACCAGTACGGCCTAGACCGCCACAAGGATGCCTACATCATTCACTACGCTGGGCAGTCGGGGGATTTAGATAAGCTAGCAGCTACGATTGCGGCTGACGATGCCAAGCTGAAAGAGCTAGGGCGGTGACGGAGATTAAGGTCGTGGAGGAGTGTGGTCGCTTTCGGCTACACACGATGGCGGGTAACGTCATCGGTCCGCGACTTTACGGATCGCGCCCGCCGACTGACTTTCCGCCGTTGCAGGATTTGTTTGACACCTTGGAAGCGGCGCAAGAGGCTTGCGAACTGTGGAACGAGTACGCTCTTTGGCATAAGGCTCAACGTAAGAAGAAATGAGATCGACGCAACTAACCAGAGGAGATCGTGATGACAGAATGCGACAACTGGCGGGAGAGGTGGCACTGCGAGCCATTGAAGACTTGCGGTTGCTGCGCCGGAGGGGAGCGGTGAAAGGGATGAAGGTTATCCCTTGTTACACGGGGCGGGATCTAAACGAATGTCCCGAATACAATAACACCATCGAGATCCGCAAACTGCTACGCGACTTTAAGAATGGGACAGTAACGTGGTGGTGCAGGGCTGGTGGAATTAACATCGACACGCCGCGACTTTTGAGGATGATGGAAGTATGACTTTGCACATCGTTAACTTCTTGGGGGACTTGTTCACCTTCTTTGCGTGGACAACGCTGTTTATGTCTTTGTTAGTCTCCATCGTGGCAACGGCATCCTACATCACAATCAAGATGGTCGAGTACATCATCCAATTATTCCGTGAGTGAGTTTAAGCAAAAAGTATTAACGGCGGCAGTAGACCGCTATGTGCTGACCCCGACCCAGTGCATGATGTTGCGCCAAGATGCAGAGGTGATCGGGATGAAGCGTGCGACTGTGATGAAGAAGGATGGGACGACTAGGAGATCGTTTGCGCGTAGTTGTTCTTCATGCTGGGTTCCGATGGCTCCGCATTACAAGTGGCTTTATTCGATGGTCAATGAGTTGACAACTGCTGTCAACGCCGAGCATTACCGCTTCGACATTACGGGCGTGCAGCAGTTGCAAATCCTAAAGTACAATCCGCTCCAGCAGTTTTGGTGGCACTACGATACGTTTACTGGATCGGATCGCAAGATGACGATGGTGGTTAATCTGTCCGATCCTTCCGAGTACCTTGGCGGTGGCTTGCAAGTTAAGGCTGACTTGGTTGGCGGAAGGTTTATTCAAGATCAAGGCGCGGGTTGCTGGTTCCCCTCCTACATCGAACATCGTGCGCGTGCGCCTATCTGGGGTACACGCTGGGTGCTGGTGGCTTGGTTAACTGGACCAGCTTGGCGATGACCCACGCAGCTAACCTACCCCGACATCAGTATGTGTCGGTTGACAAGTCCGTGATTAGCCAAGGCCAAGTACAGGGCTGGGAGGATGCGGTTTGGTTTGGGTTATCCAGCGTGCCACACCGAGCTTGGGCTTGCACTGTGATGCTCAAATGCGGTGCGTTGTATCGAGGCTTGCCCTTGTCTGCCATCTGCCACGATTCGGTAGGACATTCTCAAAAGTGGGAGCTGCGGGATGCACAACGCTGGGATTGTTTTGGGTACAACTTCTCAACCATCGAATACGATTACTTGCGGGAGTTAGACTGTAACGTATGGATTGCCAGCAGGCAGGAGTGGTTGGGCGGAAGCTATATGTTTACCGCCGAGCCGTACGGAGATGGCTATAGCTTGGAACCTAGCCAAACTAAGTCGCACCATTTCATCGCCCTGCACAATGGACGGATGACGTGTGTGCCAGGCAACAATGTGTTGTTCACAGAAACTTCTTTCACCGGCAAGAAACCTATTGCTAAACCAGATTGGCTTCGAGTACAAACAAACACCTACCACGCCGAGGAGCAAGGCTTTGACGCTGTGGTGGGTGAAGAAACCGCATGAAAGCATTATACAAATACGCACGGCTGGAGGTGAAGGCACTGGCCGAGATGCTGGACAAGAATGCCTGCCAGCCAGGGCGGTTGCTGGAAACAAACGTCTCACCCCTAGCATGGATTATGAACGAAATGCTCTACGACAAGTTTCATGGTAACGGCTGGAAGCTAAACCTACTCACAGGAGTTTTTGAAAAAGTATGACTATAGAAGCCAGAGACAGACTTAAATGGTCACGCGATATGCTTCTTATCGCACGCAACAAGCTTGCCATAGAGAGGGATCGCGTTTCTCATGGCCATGCTATTGATTTAATCCAGATTATAACGATGGTCGATGCGGCGGCTTTGATAGCGAAGGAGATATTGGAAGATGAAAAGCAAGGATGAGTTGGCGATGCAAGTGAAAAAGGAATGGGATGAGCAGGGATATAGATGGAGGCTGTGGGTCGAAGCTGGCGGATTTAGGTCCGAGATATTTTGTTATGAGTGGAATGAGAACGAATACTTTAATTGCGTCAGAGAGCTGGTGAGCCACGCCTACCAGATGCAGAGCGTGTGAAAAGGATTGACGCAGTAAAGCGGAACAATAGAAAGGAACACCAATGAACGTAATTAAAGAATGGATTCTTGTCGGAGCAGGATTGGCAATAGGAAAACTTATTGTGGCTGTTGCAGTGATTGCTGTAGTCGCAGTAATCCTTGCCGCGATCTTTATTATAGAGGAGAGATCAAAATGAAACTATGGACCAATAATACCAACGCAGTCACTGTCGTCGATGACAATAAGCTGTGGCCGCGCTGTAGCTACATCCTACCCGATGAGTTAGTTAACCCACCATTTAACGACGCGATACCCGTACCGCACTTAATTAAGCCGTACTACCCAGGCCGAGCCGAGGGTGGGACAACCGCAGTCTACCGCGCCGGTGCAATCGGCGATGCCATCATGGCAACTGGGGTGATCCGTTATCTAACCGAGACTTCGGGGGGTGCGGTCGATGTCTACTGTCCCGCCCGCAATATGCCTCTCTACGCTGGGCTGGGAGCTAGGCTGTTGCCATTACCCCCAACCGCTGAGGCGTGGGCATCCTATGACGCGCACGTTGTGTTGGATGATTTGTTCAGCGGCAAGGTAGGCGGCACGGAGCTTGGCACTGGTGCTGGCAATCATTACGACCGCATCTACCTGTGGATGGGGGCGGAAGGGATTGTGGCGGATGTCAGTGGCAGGGCTGGGGATATTCGGTTAGTCGATGTTAAGTACAAGAAGCCTTATCTCTACACAGTCCAGCCTGATACCGATGAGTTAAAGAAGTTAAACCTCTGGCCGTTACCGCCTAAGTATTTTGCCTACCATGTCAGCAGCTCTGGTCCGACTCGCACCTATCCACCCGCGCTGGGTAAGCTGGCAGTCGAGGCTCTGCTGGAGGCATTCCCCGACCATCATGCAGTCATAATTGGAATGGATAAGTCGGTAGACTTCCGAGTAGACAGCAAGCGGGTGGTGGATCTATTTAACGCCACGGCAAACATACGCACCCTGTTCCCAGTCATCCAAGGGGCAGAGTTTGTGGTTGCGCCGGATTCGTCGGTCACACACATGGCGGCTGGGTTGGATACAGCCTGCGTTAGTTTGTGGGGTAGCTACCATCCCGATGACCGCTGTAAGTATTACCCTAAGTCAGTGCCAGTATTCAAACCCGATACTTGCCCGCACGCACCCTGCCGACCGCATGGGGGGTTGCCGCAGGCTAAGTGTAAGGATGCAACCAACCGCACCAAGAAGACTCAGATGTGGTGCAATGCGTTACGCAATATAACAGCCGAGGATATTGTCGAGGCGGCGAAGAAGGTGGTCAAGTTGGAGGAAGTTAAAGAAAGCAAATAACTAACTGGCGTTGTGGTCCGCAGGGAGATCCTGCGGCGGGCAGTTCCTCAGTGTGTGTTCGCCTCTTGAATCAG